GCCAATAGTTACATTACCTGTGACATCTAAATCACCAGTAATGTCAACGTTATCTAATAAATTAATTTGTCCACTTGCTGCTGCAAAGTCTGCGTCTTGCGTTAGAGTTTGAATAGTGTTGCCACTAATACGCCAGTCACCAGTTTCAATTTTAGTTCCGTCTACAAATGTAGTATCGCTTCCTGTATTAAAAGAAACTCCGTTAGTCGTGTTAATAATAAAGTCACTAACACTAAATGCAGCACTACCTGTTTCTTGATTTACATAAAATAAATCACCAACTCTAAAGTCACCTTTGTGATCTACTGAGTTATAACGTATCTGTGCATCATTTGTTTCAACTACTTCGTTTGCTTGAACAACTGTACTTGTTTCATTAGTAACTTCTTTTCCGTTACCAATATATGCTAGATTATGTCCAATAGCGTAAACTAATACACCTGGTCCGTCACCTACTAATCCGAAGTTACCATAAACACTAGCACTACCAATCATTCTAATTTCAGCACCAAAGTCTCGTACATCTACATTTTCAATTGTAGTTGCAGAGCCGCCTCCACTAAATGCAATAGTTGCTGGTGTTGTGTCAAAGCCAATTAAGTCTGTATTCTTACCATCAACAATAAGTATATCGCCGTTTTCAACACTTTCAATTGTTAATGGGCCAACTACTGTTGAACTGTCTGTTGACGTAAATGTTACAGTTTGTGCTGCTGCCGGAGCAGTTCCTGATAAGCCACTTAGTCTAATGCGTGTTTTACCGTCACCCTTTAATCCAGTTGTTCCGTCAAATGCATATAATCCTCTATCAGCAAAGTAAGTAAATGAGTTTAACCACTCAATTCTAGCACCGTTGGTTGCTGTAAGTGCATCTACACCTGGTGTAATAAATGTTGCTGCGTGGAAAAGCATTGCTGCTTCGCGACTGTTTGTTGTGGCGGCACTGCCGTCTACTAGAGCGCCTTTACCAGCATCACCTTGTGCAAAACCTCTTGGATCACTTGGGCTTGTTACGCTACCTTTTGTAATTACTGTAGTGTTTTTAATATACGGACTACGACTAGTTACAGTAAACCCTGTAGCAAAACGGAAAGCATATCCTGTGTCGTTGCCACTGTTATAATAAAAATCTGCAACTGTGACATCTTCTATAGTGCTTTCGCCATTTAGCAAAAATGCATCTAAATCTTGTGTTGCTACTGTAGGAACAATTTTTACACTTCTTAAACTTTCGCCTTTAACTGTAACGCCTGCTGGAACTGTTAACGGAAATGTTTCTGTGTACACACCTGGAAGAATATGTATAGTTGGAGCAAGTTCGCCGTTACTAACATCTGTTGCTGCAACACTTAATGCGTAAGCCAATGATGCAAACGGATCTTGCGGATGATCACCATAGTTTGCATCATCACCGTTTTCAGCAACATAATAAATATTTCCTTGACGTAATGTTAAATTAATACCATCAACACTAATGTTACCAGTATTAACACCGTCAGTAGTAATAGACCTAACCCAAACATCGTCCCAACGTTTAGCATCTTTTTGTATTTGTGTAACGTTGTATGTTCCGTTAGGAATATCTGGAACAGATACACTTACTGTTTGCGGATTTGTTCCAGTCCAGGCAGTAGTAGTAGTTGCAGAATATCTAGTACCTGATATTGTGTTTAGTGTTATTAGATAATAATATCCTGTTGTTTCTGATGCTACATCGTCTACCCAAACAACGCCGGCTGCTGGTATAGATAGTGTTCCAGTGCCGTTGTTTACAGTTATTGTAATGTCGCCTGCTGTATAAGTAGAGCCTTCTGAATATACTGTTCCTGCTGTACCTAGTGTATAAGTTCTGTCTATATCTGGAATAATATTACTAGCAACATCAGCATTAAACGTAATATTATCGGTGTCAGCATCGCCTAGTGTAATATTACCATCTGCAGATATATTACCAGTTGCGTGAATGTTTCCACCGACGTTCATATCTGCTAGTACTTCTACAGTACCTGTGCCGTTTGGACGTAGTTCTAAGTTTGAATTTGATGTGTTTGTACTGATGACATTACCTTCAATATCAATGTCATCTACACGTAATTTATTATTATAAACTATATTATCAAGGGTACCTAAGTTAAGATATTGGCCATCACTCCAGATGGTATTATTTTGGATATTTACATCTCCAATATCTGCTCTATTAGTAACTGTTAAATTTGTTGTACGTGTTGTACCTGTGACGTCTAATTCGTATTGAGGTGTTACGTTTTTGATACCGATGCGTTGATTGTTTACATCAAGATATAATAAATCCGTCTCAAAAGCTAAATCGATTCCATTACGAATCAAGTTCGACTTTAAGAGAGGACCGCTAATACGACCGATGGCGCTCATCTTTTCTCCTCAATACGGGGATCCTGTCCCTCTACCCAAATTTTCAGCTTTCGCTCTTTGCCGGATAACCACAGTTAGTCCTGCTCAGCATATCAAACATAGAATGATACTGGTCTTGCTTTGCATTAATAGTATTTATCGATTATGTAAAAAAGGTATGAGTTACCCAAATATTAGAGTAAATTCTAATAGTAAATCATCAAACTCTTCGGCTGTTATAGCTGCGGCAACACCTGCTGAAGATACGTAAGTAGTGCCGTTCCAAGTTTCTAATAAGTTAGTAGTAGTGTTCCATCTAGTATCTCCAACTTGCGGTGCAGGTGACGGTACTACAGTAGCGCCGCTTGGAACTACAACACCATAAGATCCTGATATTTTGGCGTGACCAAAACCGGTATTTTTAATGATTAAGTTATTGCCATTATCTTTAATAACATTATTTTTAAAAGATAGATCGTCTAGTACTAATTCTCCAGTTCCGTTTGCTCTTAGATCTAAATCCGAATCTGAAACTGTTGTGCTAATAATATTGTTATCTAAAAGTATGTCATCGGTTTGTATACCGTGTATTGACAATCCATTAGAGTTAACTTCGCCTACTGTTGTTGAATTAACTACAAATTGTATTGAATTTGTTGCTGTGTCAGCAGTAATGCTAGTTTGTCTGTCTTCTGAATATACACCACCCAGTGATATTGTGCTTGTTAATCCAGTGCCTTCAAATACGTTATCGTCAGTATTAAATCTTATGTCGCCAATATTTCCTGAGGTTGTTAATAGTGCAGAACCTGAGTTATAAATGGTATCACTTGCTCCAAACACAGTTGTAGCATCTCCGCCGTCTAGTATAGTGCTGCTGTTTAAGGCTGCTCCACCGTCTAAGAAAGTATCTTGTGCTTGTACTCTTTGTGCTGTAGTGCCTTTAGGAATTTGAAGAGACTCTGTAGAATCAATTATTAAATCTTCTGTAGGTGCTAGTGTTAATGTTAAAGTGTCGCCTTCATCAATATTTGTACCAATAATATCATTGTTGATTTCTATATTTTGTAATAATACACTTCCAGTACCTGCTGCTCTAAGTTCTAAATTTGATACTGATACTAGACTTGTACCCACTGTAACTGTTACTTCAGTTACATTATCTACGTTATTATCAATATATCCTGTTTTAAATACTTCAGTATATGTCCAGGCATCTATTAAGTTAACGCCTAAGGTGCTAGTTATTTGTCCTACAAAAATAGTACTGCCTTTTGTAATAGAAAAGTAATCGCCAGTTTGAACACCGTAGTCAACTATATTATCTCCCGGTGTCCAAAACATTACCCTGTCAGTTGCTGCATCTTGATTTAATTGATATTGTTCTGTGAATGTTGCACCCTCATCATTATAAAACCATATAGTATTATTAGCATTGGCATTGACGAGAGGGGGCGCATCTACAATTTTTGCTACTTCGTTAAGGCGTAGTGTTCCACCAACACTATAACTCGTTGGCGCTGTAGTAGTAATAACATTGTCTTCAAACTGTATATTCGTGCTAAGTTGTGCTACTTCTAAATCAACACTATTAGCGACATTTATACTATCAACATTAAAATTGCGCACTGTTAGATTATTTTGTATATCTACATTTTCTTGCAGTCTAACTTGTCCTGTTCCTGCTGCACGTAAATCTAAGTTTGAATGAGTAACAATAGTTTCAACAACATTTCCGCTAATATTAATATCGCCGGCCTGTAATGGTCTTGACATTGTTAACATTCCGACAGTTAGAATACCTGTTAGATCATAATTGCCGGTTTGTGTAGTATTTCCAACCTGTGTTAGTGTGCCGTTAATTGTAGTGTCTTGTAGATTAGTATCACCGTTTACGGTTAAGTTTTGCTCTATAATAGTATTTTCTTGAACAACAACATCACCAGTTGCACGTAGTTCTAAGTCAGCATTTGATACCTTGGTGCTAATAAAGTTATCGTCTATTTCAATAATACTAGGCGGTATTACAATTTCGTTAAGGACTAAATCATTGTTTACAGTTATGTCGCCTGTTGATATACTTGCTGTAAATAAATTATTATTGACTTGTACATTGTTATTTGGTACAAGTACTTCACCTGTGCCACTAGCACGTAATTCTAAATCACTACTACTTTGTGTAGTTGTAATAAAATTATCTTCAATACGTACATCTTCAAACTGTGCTTGTGAACTAATATCTAGTGTTCCTGTAACATCAAAATTATCAGTAACAGTTAAACTACCGTCTTGTGTATTTCCTAGTAGTGCAACGTCACCATTAATAGTCAATGCGCCTTGATATGTTAGTGTGCCGCCAACAGTTAGATTATTATCAATTGTTACAGTATCGCTAGGATCAATTATAACTTCGCCTGTACCACTAGTGCGTAATTCTAAGTCTGAATTTAACGTAGTTGTTGTAATAAAGTTATCTTCAATTAAAATATCACCGTTGGATATCTCGCCTCCAATATCCAAGTTTCCGGTTTGTAAAGTATTTCCTATGTGTGTAACTGTGCCTGTAAAATTCGTATTTTGTAAATTTGTAGTGCCGCTAATAGTTACGTCTTGTACTATTTCAACATCGTTACTATTAACAATAATATCTCGTGTGCTATTAGTAGATGTATAGTTTGCTATAGGACCGTTTTCTATTGTAACATATTGTCCGTCCCAGTTTCTAGGAATAGTATTATGGTATATAACTTCAGGAACACTATAGGTTACTTGTTGCGAAATAGACCTGCTGCCTTTTCTAAGTATAGCATATGTACTGTCCGGAAATGTTATTTTTATATAATGCCCAATAGTGGGAACTACAGGAAATTGGCTGCCAATTCTAATTTCATCAATCAAATTAGCGTCAAATATAGTAGTTTCAACATTTGGTCCGTAACCATCAAAGCTAAATGACACCCTGCTGTTATTAACAGCAGTTTTTGAAACTATCATCGATAAAGATTCTGAAATAATTTCTAAATCTGGACTAGGATGTGTTAGTACTAGATTACCTGAGGTAGTAGTAATAAAGTTATCTTCAATATAAACATTATCAACAGTTAATTCGCCGCCAATATTGTAGTCGCCTGTTTGTGTTCTATCACCGACGTGTGTAATAGTTCCATCTATGTTTGTTACATCTAAATTAGTAACACCGTCTACATCTAAATCATTTGCAATTTCAACATTATTGCTGTCAATATCTATATCGCCAGTTGCTTGTAATATTAAGTTACCTGAGGTAGTAGTAATAAAGTTATCTTCAATATAAACATTGTCAACTGTAAATTCGCCGTTTAGTGTAAAATCACTGCCTGTGTTAGTTCCTCTATCACCCGTGTGGTTTAGAGACCCTGTTATAGATGTAGTACTGCCTAATAAATCAGTAAGTCCTGCTACTGTAAGGTCTTGTCCAAACACAACATCGGTTCCACTAACCCTAACTTCGTCGTCGGCATTTAGTATTAAATTAGAATCTGTTGATGTTGCACTAATATTATTATCATTTATTTCAATACTACCTATGTTAGCGTTGTCTGTGGTAGCATTAAGCGTTATATTAGCGTTTGTAGCAGTCGTGTCGCTGGCTGTTAGGTTGTTTGTTACATTGACACTATCCTGTAAGTTAACTGTGCCTGTGCCTGCTGCACGTAGCTCTAAAGGAGTGTGTGTAGTAGTTGTTGTAATAAAATTATCATCAACTAGTATTTCTTCAAATTGCGCACTTGCGCCTACATTGATGTTTTGACCTATGTCAGCATCTTCACTAATAGTAAAGTTGCCAGTTTGATTGACATTACCTACAATTGGTAGTACACTATCAGTAATACTTAAATTGTCAAGTATATTAGTTGTACCGTTAATAGTTACATTATTAGTAAATCTAGCACTATCAGTAATACGAATATTTCCTGTGCCTGCTGCACGTAGCTCTAAATCTGCGTCTGGTTGTGTAGTTTCAATTACATTGTCATATATGTCAATGTCGGGAGTTTCTATTTTGTCTAAGTGTGCTTGTAACCATTGTTTGGCAAACGAACCTAATGAAAATGTTTGATGTTGATGCGGATTAAAATCTTGATCTAATGCAGTATTAAATGTAAGACTATCAGTTGTTTGATCTCCGCCTATGTTTAGAGCGCCGCCGAAACTAAAGTCACCGCTGATACCTAAGTTTCCTGTTATGTTAGTATTATCTTGTAAATTAATTTTATCAGTTGCACTTGCTAGACTTAAATCTCCGCTATCAGATTGTATAATATTATTAGCAAGAATTAAATTACCAGTATCAATAAACGCTCCGTCAATAACAGTAGTGTCTGCTCCTGTGTTAACACGTAATGCATTAAATTGATTTACAGTTAATGTATCAATATTAATTGTAGTATTTCCAGTTTCAAAATCTACAAAGAAATTGTCTCCAATTCTAAATCCGCCTGTGTGATCTGTAGTTACAAAATTAATTTTACCACTGTTAAGTTCAGTTACTTCTTGACTTTGTATTGCTCTGCTGTCATCGTTATCAGCAAATTTTCCAGAACCAATATATCCAAAGTTATGTTGAATAAGATACATTAGTGTATCCGAACCGTCTACTACTGCGCCATAGTTACCATAAACACTTGCTGAACCAATTGATCTAACTTCTGCACCATAATTTGTAGTTCCGTATGCAGTTCTGCCAGTAGAACCGTTAACAGCATATAATCCTCTATTAGCAAAATATGTAAATGAGTTTAACCATTCAACTCTTACACCATTGGTCATTGTAATTGCATCAACACCTGGTGTAATAAATGTTGCTGCGTGGAATAACATACTTGCTTCGATACTTGCACTGTCTAGTTCTGCACCGTCAATCCAAGCACCTTTACCAGCATCTCCTTCGTCAAATCCTCTTGGATCACTTGCACTAGTTACACTGCCGCTTGTAATTATAGTTACATTTTGTATGTAAGGACTTCTATTTGTAATTACTGCGTTTGGACTAAATCTAAATGCATAACCAGTATTATTGCCACTGTCGTATTGATAATCTTTAATTGTTAAGTCACTAATTGTTGTGTTATCATCAACGTGAAATACATCCTTGCTTTCACTACCTGCCGCAGGTTTCACCACAACATTTCTGATATCAATACCCTGTACTGAAACATCACTAGGTATAACCAAAGGTAAATTTTCTTCGTATACTCCTGGAGCAATTCTTATTGTTACTGGTCCTGCTGTACTCGAATCAACTCTTGCTATTGCTTCTTCGATAGTTAGTAACGATCCGTTTGGGTGATCGCCTACATTTGTATCTGCGCCTTCTTTAGAAACATATATTATATTTCCTGCTCTATTAGTTAAGTCGATTCCGTTTACACTTACAGTAGAGGTATTAATTTCTTGTCCATTTACAAGTTTTGTATGAATTTCGTCCCAAGATTTATATACATTACCAAGTGAGTATGTATCTGTTTGATCTGGAATAATATTTGAATTTACATCACTGTTAAAGTCTACACTGTCAGTATCTGCATCGCCAAAGGTTATGTTGCCGTCAAGTGTTATATTGCCAGTAGAATATAAATTTCCAGTAACATTTAAATCTGATTGTACTTCAACTGTGCCTGTACTATTAGGTACAAGATCAATATTGTTGTTTGCATCTTTAGTTGAAATATAATTGTCAGTAATATAAAATTGTTCAGTTTCAAGATTTGACAATTGTATATGCTCGCCGGCATTTAAATATAAATTTCCACTATCTACATTTATATTATTATTTGAAATTGTGTAGTTAGCGATACTGGCTGTATCATTAATTAAATTTGTTGTTTGTGTTGTTTGAGAAATTTGAACTTCGTTTGCAGGCGCTTCGGTATCCACACCAATGCGTCCATTAACAACATCAACTTTTAAAAGAGTTGTGTCACTATTAGTATTTTTAAAACTTAAATTGGCTTGTGTTCCATTAGCAATCCCTTGTCTTAACAAGTTTGCTTCTAATAACGGACCGGATATTCTACCTACTTGTGCCACTCAATATTCTCCTTGACACAGTATTTATTAGATTTACTTATCGAAGTTATGTAGGACTGTTACTGGTTTACCAGCATCTACAGGAGATGCAAATTCAATATACCAACCTGCTGGTTTACCTGCTGGATTTTGAGTTAGATCATAGTTTGTAATTGGTAGTTGATAAACATTTTCAACAAATACTAAAATGTTTTGTGCAGCAGACGGAATAGGATAAAACTGATCACCACTATTTAAAATTCCAAACAGGGTTTCGCTTGCATCGCCATTTCCTAAATTTTGTACTGTAATAGGTGCATTACTTGACGGTGCAGTATTTCTCACTCCGTCCCAAGTTCCAGCTTCGTAAACTTCAAATCTATTATAATCTGTATTATAACGCATATGACCATTTTTAGGAAACTGTGGACGATCTTCTGTATTTCCTTTAGGAACTAATACAGAATTTTTACTATCAAGTACAACTTCTTTATCTATAGGAGTAACGTGAACGCCGCGGCCTATTCCAGAACTTTGTGTGTTTGTAGTTTGTCGTCTTATATATCTCATTAGATTGCCATATAACTTACTGTTGCTGTAATATTAGTCGGAGACGTACTTGATGCATTAATAACATCACCAGGTGATAAAATAATCTTTTCGTCATTAAAACTAAAAGTTTCTCCCGCCGGAATTGGTATATTATTTAATACTAAATTTTCCGGACCTGTTGCTGCTCCACTAGCACAGAAGTGTACTTCTAAATATGTATCACCTCCGTCTGTATAAATTTCGTCTTGCGGGTTAGTAACAGTATTACAAAACAGCATAGCTGTTACAGCCCAACCGTTTGGAGCACTACCGTCAGTTGGTACTGTTAATATTGCTGTTGTTCCGCCGCCTACTTGTGTGCATTCTATTGCCATTTCATTTCCTCTTAAAAAATAAAGCCGTATAGTATAGCTTTGTTTCTGCTTACTAGCTCGTCTTGTGTTGTATCACTATTTACAAAATATAGTGCTGTACCCCCAGCTTCTTCGGTTTTAACATAAAGTTTAAGACCGTCTGTTGGAGCATCGGGATTAGTAATATCAGCATCAACACCAAAGTTTGGAAGGCCCCCGCCAGCAGTACCGTCATCATCCGAATAAGGTCCTTTAGTAATATGTAATACATCTTCAAACTTAACACTGCCAGTACCAGCCGCACTTAATATTAAATCAGTATTACTTGATGTAGTTTCAATTTTAGTATCTTGTATTCTGATGTGTTGTAATTCTGTTCTATCATTGAAGAAAAATGCAGCAGGGTTTCCGTCAATAGTAAATTCAATAGCACTAACTGCATCGCCGCCATCTAAATCGTGTACAGCAACAAAAGAATCATCTTTTTCAATTTTTGACTGGAATTTACCAACAAAGAATCCATCAACAAAGTCTGATATACCTTGTGCATTAACTAATGCATCTTCATATCCTGATTTAATAATAGGATTAGCAGTAAAATCAACAACAGATCCACTATACTCAAATATTTGCTTTTCGTAATCTGTAGTTCCTGCTACATCGACAACACCAGTACCTTGATTAATTAATTTTAAATCAGCGCCGCCAGTGTCAATACTAGTAGTTCTAATACCAACAATATTTCCGTTTTGTGCATTACCAATTCTACCTACAAAAGCTCCTGCTCCTGCAGATTCTGTAACTATGCCTTCATCAAATATCCAAAAAGCGTCAGAACCACCTCTGTCAATTTGAATTCCTGCAACATCTCCAGTAACTTGTCCGCCGCTATTATTGTCTTGATTGACAGTAATAAACGGATCGTCAACACTCAGCTGAGTACTGTTTATAACTGTTTGATCACCGTCAACTTGCAAGTCTCCAATAATTTTAACAGTTCCAGCTGATCCAGGATCAAGACGAATTTCACCGCCGTCGGTTACTGATATTTTATAATTTCCGTCTATATTAAGATACTTTGACATCTATATAATCCTAAGTAATACAAGACTTTGTGTTGAATCGTTATCAACTTCCCAGTTATGTTTTACATCTTTAAAATCTATCATTATATTGTTTATTATTTCTTTAATAAACAAAAAAGCATTTGTATTTAAGCAGTAAGCCCAAATAGACATTTCGTTATCTAAAAGTTCTGTTGCTGGCTTTTCTACTAAAGTACAAACTCCTTTGTTACCTTTAATGTCTTCGACCTCAAATGTAGAATTAGAAAGTTGTGCTAAGACAGTACCGTTAGGTATTGCCTCAGCACTTCCAATCTTTACTGAAACTACTAAGTCTTTTAGATTTTTTAAAAAACTCCAAAAAACATTAATTGGTCGTTCCATTAAACTAGTCCTTATGCATCTGCTGTGAAGTCGTCATCATCAGTGTTATCAATGTCATCTGCACCAGCTTCTTCAACTTGTGCTGCACCATCTGTAGTACTTGTACTAAAGTTCCACGGAACACTTTTGCCGTCATACAAGTTAGTACCTGTAGCACTCGGTGCTGATAGTGTAACTTTACGTCCAGCAATTTTACTTACTGTGTATGTTTCTTCATCGTCCATTTTGAAAGAAATAGCCATTTCGCCTGCCGCTAACGCCGCTGGCAATTTACCAGTTGTTAGTACACAAGTATGCAATGTATCTAACGTACCTGTTTCTGAACATACGAATCTTTTAGATCCTTTTTGCTTTACAATGAAGCCTTCTTTAACGCTTGCGCCATCGTGAAAGTTAACTTTGATTTCGTCTCCTGCACCAGGGCCTGTAGTAGCATCTGCAAAAAATCTTTTATTAAGTGGTCTTCCCATTTTTTTTCTCCTATAAAAAGTAGTCCTATGCCCGTTCTATGAGCTACGCTGTGGGTACAGCATAAGTCCGCCTTGCGGCACACTATCTGACATATGTATTTATCAAAGGAAGTTAGATCTGAAAGAGTTTTTGTTTATCTAATCTTTGGGCCTCTTAAATTTAAAACAAGTGTTCTTCTAGAATTCACGCCATCGCTTCTGTAACTATGCCAAGTATTACTATTTCTTGCAAATATAAAACAACGGTTTTGTTTCCAATCGCACCTGCTTACTTCGTCACCGTGTTTAGTTTCATACATAATAGTTCCAATATTATGTTCGGGCTGTAAATAAACTACGCAACTTAAAAGTTTAGTTTTGCTATCCCAGTGTACTGGAAATTCAAAGTGTTTTCCTGTGTCAACTACATTAAGTTCCATAAATTGAACACTTCCTACACGTTCTGGAGCGTGTTGTCTAAGTATATTAACACATCTGTGAAAATATCGATTATAAAAACTTCTTAAAAATTTTTCTGGAAGGCCTGCTGACTCTGATTTATTTTTCCAAACTTTATTTTTACTAAATTCTACACCTGTAAGACTAGGCGTATTAAGATTAACATTAGATAAAAAATTAAAATCAGATTGATCTAAGAAATTATCAATAATTTCGTGTTTCCAAGGAGTATGTATCATACAGTATTTATAAACGGACATCCGTGTCCTAATTAAATTATACTTTTACGGTTTTAACATACTTGACACCGCGATATATAAAGGTTAGTTCTTTAGTCATCGTATTTCTCCTATATTAACAGATATATACGATTCTTTTCACGCAGAACCTATGCGAGTCTCTAAAGCGGACTATACTAATTTTATTTAGCCATAAAAAAACAGGACCCTAAGGTCCTGTTTTAATGCGTTATCTAAGTAACTATATTAGCTAAAGCTAACATTGCTGATTCCTACTTTATTCAAGTAGTCACCGGCGTTACCAAGAGATGATGCAGTGTTGTTTAACTCGACATATCCGTAACGTGTCATAAATGATACAACTGGTTCGAATGAATCTGGGTCTAATACAACGCCTGAGCTCATTAGCGGGATATATGGGCAATAGAACGCTGCTGCGTCTGATTCACTTGAACCCTTATAACCAACTAGTACAGCTGAATCATCTGCTGCGTATGTGTTTACATAGATCTTCATAGCGTTGTTAAGAGTACCAACAAACTTAGTGTTTGTAGGAGCTTCAAAAGAACCCTCTGTTGTTCTAGCAAACGCAGAAGTAGTAGCAGATTGTAGGATAGTTAATGCCTGTGGAGACACAACTGCCCAGTTACCTGCGCCACGTCTTGTACGCTGTGCGATTTCATTTGATGCACGATTGATCATAACAGCTAGTGCTGCGTGTTCGTCGCCTACAAATGTTGCTGTACCGCTTACTGCTGCTTGATTGTAAGTATCTGATGTTGGTGCTAATGCACTTAACGATGCTAATACTTCCTGATCAATTTCAGCTGTAATTTCTTGAGCTAAAGCAGCCATAATTTCTGCTTCAACGTCAATGCCGTGCTGTGACTGAGCGTCTTGAGCAGACTCAAAAGTCCAACGAGCTGATAGCTTTCTGGATTTTGCTTCTACTGTTTGCTTCAAGATCTGAATGCTTAGTCTGTTACCAGCTGAGCCTTCTAATGCACTTGTTGCTGCTGCTTTGTCATCTAAAGCACCGGAATAGGCTTCAGCAATTTTAAATGGGCTAAGAGCCTCATCGCCTGCTGCTGTGTCTGTTCCGCTTGTTGAGTTGACTGCGTCTGCATATCTAACTCTTAATGTGTGGATTTGACCCACTGGTCCTGTCATAGGTTGTACACCTACCAATTCGTTAGCAATAACGGTTGGCATTACACGTCTAATGACTGGTAAAATAACACGGTTAAGTGTTGCTACGTTACCTGCAGAAGTAGCACCAGCTGTTGCAGCTTCAGACAAATACTTACGAGTATTTTCTAAAGTAGCTTCCATAACAGATTTCTTATTTCCTGTTAATCCTTCAACTAGGGCACCTTTGGTCTCCTGCCAGCGACTTTCTAGTAGTTCTGACATAATTATCTCCTTAATTTAATCCAGCTAGACGTTTAAAATCAACCAAGTTGTTTTTCTCGTCTGCTTGTCTACTAACGTTAGTTTGTGAATGGTCTTCACGGTTGCCTGTTACTTCTTTTGCCTCTGATAATATTGCCTTTTTGGCTGGAGTGTTACCGTCTATAACTGCCGGTAGGTACTTGTCAAACGACTTACGTAAGTTTGCCGTTTGGACAGATTCCAGTAAATCTATCATAATCTCTTTCTGATCCGAGTTTAACGGGCCAGTCAGTTCGTTCATAACATCTTTGCGTGTTGCTGCTTCAATCAAACGCTTCTTCTCAGTTGCCTGAGCTTCTGCTAATGTTTTAGCTTTTGATGCAAACGCTTTTGCTTCTTTAAGTTGATGATCTTTAGCATCAAGAACTTTCATTAGCTTTGCTGTTTCTGAATTTTCATTTAGGTAGCTTCCTGCATATTCTGAAGCAAAAGCTTCAAACAGTTTGCGACCGAAATCGTTTCGACGTGCTTCTTCAATATCTTCTTTAAGTTGTCCAATTTCTCCTTTAAGAGCTTTGTCAACTGTTTCTGATACTGCTTTAGCACTCCTTTCGATAAAGCTAGTTTTAACTTTAGCGAAGTGTGTCTTAGCTTCACGTACTAAACGTACTTTTGTTTCTGCTAAGTCTTTCTTGTCTTCGTGGAACTCTGCAAGTTCTTTTGCAAGTGCTTCGACAACAAATTCTTCAAGTTTTCCAAAATTTTCAGCCATTGCTTTTTGATCTTCGTGTAGCTCATTAACTTCTTTAGTTAATGTCTCCATAACAAATCCTTTAAGTAGATTAGCGTTTTCACGCTGTGCTACTGCATATTTTGCACGGGCTTCTGCTAATGATTTGCGATCTTCTGCAAATTCAGCAATTTCTTCTGCTAAACGCTCAGATACAAGTGTATCAATGGCTTCAACCATTGTTGACTTGTCTTGCTCATATTTTTGAGCAAATTCTTCACGTAATTCAGCAGTTACTTGATGGCGATTCTCTTTGAGTTTCGCGTCCCAAGCTTCTTGAATTTCGTTGCGCACTTCTTCTGAAACTACATCGTTTTCAAAAAGTGTTTTTAGTGCATCCAACATAATATTTGTCTCCTCGTTATTGGAGTTTACTGATTATATTAATCAGCGAATCCTTTAGATACTTTTGTGCCTTTGGGTCTTGTTTTGCTGCCTGTGCTAATTCGTATGCCTGCATTCCGCCACGAGCATTCATTAAATGTTCGTATATTGGCGTTGGGTAGGCTCCAGGAGCACTTGGTTGTGCTACTACATCTACCGTTATAATTTCAAATTCAGAAACTTCACCGTTTCCGTCTTCACTTACATTACCACTACCACGTGACGAGACACCTAGTTTTACGCCTGCTTCAAGCATCGTTTGTACTAGGTTCCCCATCGGTGTTGGTAGAATTTTTAATTTACCATAACCGTTTGGTCCATCCATCCACATATCTGTGACCATATGGCACACACGGTCTAAGTTTATATTAAGTCCTTCAGGATGATCAACTTCACCGAGAACACTATATCCTCCTGCTATCTGATCATTGAGAGTTTTGACAGCCCTACCTATTTCGTTTACAGGATATACACGTTGGTTTGCATTACGCACTCCGCCTTGTATGCAGATTCCTTTCATATAAAGGTCTTTGCCGCCCTTAGCGTTTTCGGTAGACTCAACAACCATATTTGCTTGGTCGAATGTCAAATGCTCTCGTAAAAGATTGTTCATCTATTAGTCCCTAATATTATTTGCCGACTGTTGATTTTTTATTGTCAGCAGCTTCGCCTGCGCCTTTTTTCTCAGCGCCGTGGCCTTTTGGTTGTGCTTTCATAGACTTAGATGCTTTACCACCTGGAACATTTACGTTACCAGCTGTTTCATCTTTTGCAGAATCTGCTGTACGTCCACCTTCTTCACTACCTTGTACTAAGTTACCGGCTTCTCCGCCCATATCGTTAGCACTTGCTACAGTTGACTTAGTGTTTGCACCGTTGTCGCCCATAGTTGCAGTTACTTTTTCAACATACTCACGCATTTCTTCGTTAGCAGTTTTAGGTGTTCTTGATTCGTCAACTTCTTCTTCAGTAGCTTCATCTACTTCTTCGTCAGTTGCTTCTTCAACAGCTTCGTCTGTGTCTTCTTCAGCTTCGCCAAAGTTAAATGACTCTTCTTCTGAATCGTCATCTTCATCACCAGCATCCATATCGTCTCCAGCTTCGTCATCTCCGCCTTCGTCGCCAGCCATCATTTTTTCAAATTCAGCTTTTAGATCATCTAGTGCATCTTCTAGGTCTTCAACACGATCTTCAACATCGCCTTCTTCACCTTCTTCTTCGTCACCG